AATCTTCTCAATCTCAAAGGGTCCGTCATTCCAGATGAGAGGAATGGTCAACGATTCGCCCATGTAGTTCGTGACTTTCACGGATTTAATCATGCTTTTCCTCTTTCCTTCATCATGGCAAACTGGTTGTTCGTCTGGCGGTACAAATCAATCCGGCTCAGTGCCTTCGGGCTGTAGTTATTCTGCGTAAAGTTGTAGGTAGTAGCCCCGCCATTTTGATTCTGGCTGGGGTTCACATTCTCAGCATACTTATCCGCAGGGGCTGCCTTCCGTACACGGTCAATGCTGCCGGCAAGGTTCATGCTGCGGTTTGCAAAACTCCGATCAAACGCATTAAGGCCACTATCCACCTCATCCATATCCAAAACCGGCCGGATGGTAGGCTCGTACTCGAAATCCTCATCCATCGTAGCGGCAATGTTCTCAGCAATGATTTGTGCAGTGGAAATAGCTTCCGTCGCAATATTTTCACTGGCTTTTGCAACTGTATCAGCATAGTCGAGGATACCGTTTGCAAAACCCAAATCAAAGTACCGGCCAAAGCCGTACATCACCTTGGATGGCGAGTTGATTTGTAATTTCTGTTTTGCAGCCTCAAGTGCCTTTCCGGCAACATCTGCTGCGGCATTGATAGCTTCCGATTCACCGGAACGAATACCAGCGGCCAGACCAATTGCCAGGAAGTTGCCTGCCGTATACCAATTGTTGTACTGTTCATGAATAGTGGAAACTACTCCGGTCAAAAGATTTGTGACACTGGTATTAAAATCAGCCTGCTTATTGGCAATCGTGGTGTTCAGAGTCAAACACAACGTATCAATGCTCGCAGCAATCAGAAGGGTGTTCGAGGAAATAGCGGTTGTAACAGATGCTACAAAATTATTCACCAGTGTCTGCGCATTCTCTGCTACACTCGGAGCATTTTCCGTAATGCCAGTGTTAAATGCCTGAATCATCTGGCTGCCAACGGTGCTCATGGATTCTGCTGCCGAGGCAAACATATCCACAAACGAACTGTTGGGTGTAAAGGTATTCAGCGCCTCGCTCAGCATATTAAGAGCTTCAAAGTTGATGTTTCCAACCAGATTCAGTGCATCAACCAGGCTCTCAATGCAGGCAGATGCGTCATTGATAGAGACAACGCTCAGCATCGTACAATTCTGACCGTAGGATACGAGGGCTTCGCCAAAGGCAGTAAGATTGGACGCAAAAGCACCTAGATCTTTCTCGCCCATTAGCCAGGCAATGAACCCACCAGTCGGGTCAATAGACTGGGACATAGCAATGATTGTGTTCACCGCATTCTCGCTTGCCATTACAGCATTTGAATCAAATGCACTGCCGCCATACCCACCAGAAATAATCTGACTATAGCGGACCATCGCTCTTGCAAAAGTAACAAGCTGGGTCCCAAGTTGATCGAAGTCTAACTCGCCAGAAATCAAACTCTTTGCTCCTCCGAAACGAGGAGCACTTTCTGCCAAGTTAATCAAGACATCGCTTGCCGCTTCACTCGCGGTGATCGCGTCCACATTCAGCGCTGCGTTTCCTTCAGAGCCAGTGATTGTCGTACAATATCCAACCATGGCAGTTGCAAAGTCCTTAAGCTGAGAACCAAGTTTGCTTAAGTCAAGATCTCCAGAGATCAAAGATTTAATGCCTCCAAAGTTCGGTGCTTTCCCTGCTAAATCGATCAGAATATCAGCCGCAGCTTTACTTTGTTCAACAGCGGCAGTATCAAGGGCGGCTCCGCCTTCAGCGCCATTGATGATAGAACAGTAATCCACCATTGCCTGCGCGAAAGAAGTTAGCTGACTTCCAAGGTCACTAAGATTCATCGTATTTCCTACGATGTCACCCCAAAGTCCGCCAGAAACCGGTACATTTGCCATAATATCAGCAATAGCCGAAACTGCCTCAGCACTCGAGGTGAGCCGTTCCACACTTACTCCACTTGTTGCGGCGGCCATGCCCTTGATTGCTTCGCCAAGGTTCTTCAGATTTGTGCCGATTGTCTCGTAGTTGATGCCGCTGGCTGAAAGATTGTTCAGACCAGAAGTAAATCCGCGGCGAGTAAGTTTTTCAGTTGCTTTAACCAACGTATCAACTTTAGAGCCAAAGTTATCATCCAGGTTATGCACAAACTCAACAAACTCTTGCATTCCATCTGCAAAATCCGAAATGTTTTTAGCCATCTTAGGCAACTGGCCAGTAAGTCCCGTGCCAATACCGCCAACGATACTTCCAACAAATGTGCCAAGTGCCTCGCCGATTTTGCCCATAGCCGTAATGGCATTGTCAAGATTCTCGCTAAAAATATCAAGCTTCATCAATCCGCCAAGAGCTTCAAGAACGGCAGTAATTGTGGCGATCGCGGCAATAATGCCAAGACTTCCGGTTGCAATCCCAACAACGCCCATATTTCCCATAATGGCCATTGCAGCAGAAAGCGCCAGCAATACACTGGACATGGAAACAGCAATGGGCAATACATCTTCAGGATTCGGCAGACTTGCCAACTGATACAGTACAAACCCTATAGCCGCTACAGCCAGCGTAATCATAGCTATAGCTGCAAGCGACCCGCCATCGACGCCCTTAGTAGCGGCAATAGTCAAGGCAAGCATAGCCATGATACTATCCAACGCAACCGTAGATCGAGTCAAGCTGTCAGTATCCATGGTAGACATAACAGCCATCAATGCTGTCAGAGCGGCCATAGAAGCGGAAATTGCAATAATGGCCTTATAACTGCCGGTAGCTTTGCTGCTCAGGGCCATCAGGATTCCGAACATTGCAAAAATGGAAGTAATAACAGCTATGCTTTTTGTAAGTTCGCTGGCTGGGATTTTGCCAATTACATACATCGCACCAGCAAGTACAGCAACAGCTCCGCTCATAGCAAGGATGCCTACCCCTGCTTTTACAGAGTTTGCTCCTGCATTCTTTGTCACAGCAATCAACACTGCAAAGAACATGCTCATCAATCCAATGGTGGCAATGCCTTTAGTCAAAGCCGAACTGTTCAAATCATCGATGTTACGGATAACCTCCACCATGATGTACAGGGCAGCACTGATCATCAGCAAAGATTTACCAGCCTTATCCGCATTTGCTCCAGCTTTGCCTACACCAGTAATAACCCATTCCAATGCCAGCATAATTCCGCCAAGCATACCAAGGCCTTTCAGCATGGTCTTCAGCGGCATATCGCTCACTGTCTGGATCATCTTTAGCATCTGTTGTAGTGAATACACAACTGCAATCAGGGATGCGGCTCCTCCCATACTCCCCTTTCCTGCCACTCTGGCAGCTGCCGAAAGAGTAAGCATGATTGTGCTCATTTTGAATAAAGAGGCTGCAATAGAATCCAATGGCATTACACTAATGTCACCAAGTGTCTTTACTACTAGCTTCATGGCAACCGCATAAGCAATCAAGGAAAGTGCCGAGCCGACACTGCCTCCACCAATCTTATTTACAGCCCACATTCCGGCAACCAATGTGCCCATCAGACTGAACATAACCAGCAGATTCTTGGCAAGACTCGAAAAGTCAACATCTAAATCCTGAATCTGTTTAAATGCCAGAATCATCAAAAGCAAGCTGCCAGCCATAGCAATCATCGACGCTGCTGCCCCGGTGGTATTGCCAAGGAATCCTTTCTTTTCAAGGACACCCAGTGCACCTGTAAGCACGATCAGACCTCCGCCCAAAGCACCAAGAGCAATGGCAGAACTCTGCAACTTGTTCTGATCCAAGAACGTAAGTGCGCCAACCGCAACCGCCAAAATTGCAATGGCCGCTGCAATCTTAATGATACTTCTCGCCTGAATGTCTTTCTGGTAAGCGGTCAAAACACCCTTTACGCCACCAAGCACCCCAACCAGGCTGTCTTTAATACCTTCTGTGGACTTTTTAACAGCAGTCAGGGCCTCCCCCAGTTTTGTCAAAGAGGCCACAACGGCAATGCCAGTAGCAGCCGTCAGGATCTTTCCAAGCGTAAACTTCTTCACACCCTGGCTGGCCAGCTGCTGGAGCTGCTCGATAAAATACTGTACCGGAGCAAACTTCTCTTTTACCAAACTCGTAAACCCGGAAATGTTCTGCTTCAGCTGATCCAGTTTATCAATCACAGCACCAAGCCCGGAACCGGCTGCGTCAGTAAACGAAGTAAACAAACTTGATACGCTGCTAAAGTCCAGGCTGTCAAATCCCTTAAAATTCTCAAAGAATTCCTGTACTTTTGGCCCAAAATCATCCAGTCGCTCCTTGCCCTTTTCCAAAAGTTCAAAGAACAACTCTTTAAATTTCTCAATGGCAGTCTGCACAGCAGGCATTCCTGTAAAAGATTTCCACCATTTTGAAACTGCAGTCGCCGCTTTCGTCACAACCGATACCATCGTGGTGAAAATGGTGTTCAGGGTCTGCGCAATCTTTGTAACGATCTGGTGTTCGCTGATCCACTTCTTAATAGACTGCACCCACTTGATTACGGTATCAACCACCGTATCAATGATTTTATTCAGGGTCTCATTCTCTCCGATCCATTTACGAGTGGCCGTAAGATTCTTTCCGATAGCCTCAGTGTAATCAAGTACATTTACATGGACGTCGCCCATAACGGCGTTTAAAATTTTAAAAGCCCCATCGGCCAACTTAGAGGTAATATCAGTTACAATACCCAGTACGTCAAAGAGTCCACGAAGGGAGTTCTTCAGTTTTTCAGAGTTTTCGTCAGTCAAGACTAACTTCTGGGTAAATTTGTTAATGGCTTCCAGAATAGAATAGACCCGTTCAACGGTCGGCGTTGGAAAAGCCTCGCTCCAAGCCGATTTTACAGTCTCGATAGCACCCATCAAGCCGTGCAGCACATTTGAAAACGACTCAACAACCAGATCCCGGCCGGACGGTTTATTCAGGCTTTCAATCAGCTCATTCAGTGGTGTGCCGGTCTCTTCTGCCTGTTTAGCAAGTTCTCTCAGGGCCGCAACCTGGTCATCGGTATAACCAATGGATTTCAGCTGAGCATCACCCAGATCCTCAATTGTGATCTCGGTCCCGGCAAGCATCTTATTGACAATGCCCTGGATCGTTGCGTAGTCCTGCCCGGCCTCAGCCAAAGCCGTCTTACGTGCAGCACCATTGCCATAATTGCCCTGGATAACATCACTGGCAATCTTTTTGTACTCATCAAGTTTACTGGTCAGATCTTCGGTACTTTCTACCGTATCGCTGGTAAATTTCTTTAAAGTCTCGCTTAAGATTCCGGAGGTCAGCCAACCTTTGGAAAGCGACTGTTCAAAGCTTGTCTCATCGTTGATCATCTCGTCAATGGCAACACCATGGGCTTTGGCCGTCTCCATCAGTGCCTGTTTCAAAGTATCGGTGGCGGTCGTAGTCTCCGCAACCGTCTTCCATTGGGCTTCCGTCAAAGCATCGCTTTGCTTGCCCATCAAACGCTCCAGATAATCATTGCGCTCGTTGCCGCCTTCAGCAAATACCTCATAAAGATCATTCGCTAAGTCAGTCCACAACTTAGTAGACTGTTCGGCGTCGCCAAATATCAGTTCAAAAGTCTTCATCCAGCCAGTAGAAACAGCGTCCTTTACAGAGTCGATAGCATCGTCAAAGGTACGTGCTTCCTGACCGGCTTTAAATACTTTCAAACCAAAGGCATCAACCTTATCACCCATCGCCTCAATGGCTTCCGAGGTAGTGATGATCTCACCTGCATCTGCTTTATCCTGTACATAGGTATAGATCTGGTCAACGGCCTTGGCGTAATCGTTGTAAACCCGCATCATGACATCGCTGGTAAGCCAAGCGTCATCCGTCAGATGCTCTGCAAACTGGGATTTATTAAAAGCCTTAGAGTTCGCCATCAAAGACTTATAGGTCCCATCAGCATTTTTCTTCAAGGTGCCCAATGCAACACCGGCGTCCAGGCATTTCTGTCTGAATTCATCGGTATCCATACTTGCATTTTGAATACTCTTGTAATCCTCCTTGCGCATCACACCAGCGCCCATTGCCTGGCTCAGCTGGTACATCGCACGGCTTGCAGTAGTGGCATTCTGGCCCGATGCCGCAGCCCAAAGGGCAATACCCTCCATGGCAGTAACGGATTCTTCCAGTCCTTTGCCGGTAGCGGTGAATTTAGCAATATTCTCCTGCATATCGGTAAAGTTGTAGCTGGTTTCATCGGTGAACCAGTTCAGCTGCTCCATCTGCTTATTCACGTCTTCCAGGGCATTTCCCTGGGCAACCAGCGTTTGGGTTGCTTTGGTCTTAGCACCGTATTTACTCCAACCGGCCGAGATCTGATCCATCGAAAGAGAGTTCACAAGGGCCGCACCGGCAGAAATAGCCTGGTTCGTAATGCGCTGTAATGCGGTAATGCCAATCACTTCCAAGGCACTGAACTTCTGCTGCACAGCATAAATGCCGCTCTGCAAGCCATCAAAGTTCATAGAGTTTGCAGCATTCGCAACACTCTGCAATCCTTTGCTGGCTCCGTCCAGCTTCAGTCCTTTTTCCAGGTTGTAAAGGCTTTTCAAAGAGGTCGAAATGCCCTTTTCAAACTGTGCATTGTCAAACTGCATTTCCACAATGCGCTGGTCAATAGACGAACTCATTCCTTTGTCACCTCTCCCCAAACCTCAGCTGCCATTTGGTCAAAAATAGGGCGGATAGCCGGGTTGATGTAATCTCGCCCCTGAACGTATCCGCCATTCCTTGTTCCGTGACCATATTGCAGGATAATCGCAATATTCACGCCTTTATTCACATTGCTGTTGGTCCAGGTGATCTTTACACCGTCTTTATCGCGGTTGATCCTGTAGTCCCAACTCTCAGCAGTTTTGCCGCTGTCTCTTGGGGTAGCCAGGGCCAATGCCTCTACCCCTTTCCGGCCATACTTATCCAGGCATTTCAGGTATTCCTCTTCAGACATCCGCTTTAAAAACCGCTTTGTCTTTTTAAAGTCACCCTTATGCTTAAAAACAATGGCCATTTTGATTCTCCTTACACGTACTCAGCCTTATACAGCCCCATGTCTGTCAGCTTCAGCTCTTTTGCCAGATTGTAAAATTTCATTGCATCGCCGTTGCTTACGGGTCCAATCGTGATCTTCTGCATCGTAGGGGTCGTCGGTTTGGCAGGTTCGGCAGGAGCCGTATCTGTGTCCCAAGGCTTGACGATTCGGTTCATGTCAACCTCACCGCTGGTGATACCAGGGACATTTGCCTGCGTATACTGATGAATATGACGAGGTAAGCTCTTATCATAGTTGGTTCTGACATCTGCCAACCAACCAAGATACCCATTCTCATTCACAAGATCTGCATAGTAAACATTGGAGTATGCGTAGGTGGTATAGGTATAAACACCAGGCATATATCCAAGCTCTTTGATTCGGTCGCAAAAAGCCTTAGCAGCGGCAGTTCGTGCGGCTTTAGTAATATGATCGGCACGTCCGTTATGGTTAGGCTCATTCGAAGGTTCAGTATCAAAAAATATAGGAAGGCCTTTGCAACGCCCATTCAGAACCTTTACAGCATACTCGGCCTCGGCCTTGCCTTCCGCAGCATTCAACGCCTGGCTAAAGAAATAGAACCCTGCCAGCTTATTGTTTGCCAAAGCTCCAGAAATATTTCGCTCAAAATATTCATCAGTTACCAACGTACCGGCATCACCGTACCCACGGTACCCAATGCGAATAAACGCTTTATAAGGGACTCTATCCCACTCAATCGCCTTCTGCCATTTAGAGACATCAATCGTGATCTGATCACTCATAGTTTCAGGCTCCTCTCCATAGGTTCCAACCTCATTCGGACAACCGCAATATTCTGTCGGATCAATGCCTGTTCCCAGTGCAGTTTCGCGGCACTCAAAGTGCACATGTTCATACGGCGGGTCAGCCAATGCCGCGTTGCCGGTATTACCCATAACGGCAATTAAGTCACCAGATTCTACAATGTCCCCGGCCTTAACAAGCAGCTTTGCATTATGGCACAGGTAGATATACCTCGTCCGGCTGCCCTTCGGGGGATTCTGCACTTCCAGGCAAATATAGTAGCCCCACTCCCAGGTCCTATTGGATTTGTAAGTCACAATTCTGGCTCTCGTAACTTTAAACTTCACTTTCGTGCCGTCTTTGTAATAAGGGGCGAAATATTCCTTATCATCCAAAAGTTCCAGGTCAATACCGCCGTGCCAGGTCTTTCCTCCGCCACGGGTATAACCATATCTTGCATAATTGTAACGGACTCGCACTCGTCCGTTGGTAATACCGCCTGCAAGTCTCATTTTTTATCTCTCCTTCTAAAAGGGAATCATCCTTTGGTACCGGTCTTTGCCCGGCGCTTAGCATTTAGCTCTGCATATCTATCAAAGGTAGCTTTTTTGCTCATCTTTTTCTTCGGTTCATGGCTATTATTTAAAACCCGTACCAAAGTAATCAGCCGGTTTAAATGCCAGCGCTCAAACTCGACCGGGATACCCAAATCCACCATCCAGGAATAGATCACTTCGTTAGTAATAACTTTTTTCTTTCCTGTTCGCTTCTCATCCGCAAACCAGGTGGCTGTCATCGGGTCCTCGATATACGCATCGATCTCCGCCAGCTGTTTATTGGTGATCCCGTAATAAGCCATAGGGTTTACAGCCTTGTTCACCGTCATACAGCGGATATAATCGATCTGCTGCTCTTTGGTATGAGCCTCGTCACTTAAAAAGACTTTGTGCCATTTTGATTCCCACTTAGAAAGGGAGATAAGGGAATGCTCAAGCACAAGTTTCTGCTCCGGTACCGTAATAAACTGGTTATTCGCCTCGTCGTAATACTCTCTCGGGGCTACCGTAATCTCAAGCATTCCTTATCTCTCCTTATGCCTTATGCTTTAGGCAAAACCGTTACATTTCCTGCCGGAACAACTTCGTTCTGGTCCAGATCCTTCGGCATGACCTGCTGGATGAATTTTACAGCATACTCGCTGTTGCCAAGCAACTCCATATAAAGCTCACTGTAAGCTTCCGTCTGGCTAAAAGCCTCACTCAGCTCAGGGCTCTTAATAAAGCGCTTGCCGTCATCGCTCTTCACGCCGTAACTCTTCAGGATCAGTTCCTTAAAATATTTGGCCAGGCGTACCATGTCTTTCTCGTCAATGATCTTCTGCATCAGCTTGCTGAAGGTGCCAACTGTAGTCAGTTCCATGTCCATCAGTTCAGCCTTGGTCAGATTAAAGCGGAATTCCTCGGTACGCTCCAGGCCGTCGTAATCGGTATAGGTAATGGTTTTCTTAAGCATGGTCATTTTCTCCTTTCAAAGAACGTAGTTATGCGCCGACTTCGCCCAGCAGAGTCAGAACCTCAGCAGGCAGCGGCAGTTCAGGCTGGTCGCTTTCGCCGCCGTACAGCTTGGCCTCCAACTGAGACAGTTTGCTCTTGTCCGCAGTGCGGCTGTCGATCACGATGTGTGCAGTCGGCTTATGGCCGGCAACGGCAACCGGGTTGGTGGTGTAATCCCAGCTCATAGTCGCAGCGTCAGGGCTGTCATTGATGGTCTCATGGCTCATCTCCGAAGGGGAAGCAGTGGCACCATAAACCAGATGCAGCTTATAGCCAGCTTCATCGCTGACATCATTGCCGATCTTGGTGCGGTAAGACAGGCCAAACATCTTGCGGCTCTGCTGGCTGGCATAAGCGCCCTTGGCGATCTGCACACGGCCGTCACACTCATTCCACTCATCAGGATAAGTGTAAGCCTCGATGGTGCCGCCATGGTCCTCGGCTGAACGCATGGAACCATACTTGATGTTGTCGGCGTACAGGGCGGTCTCCTCTGCGCCGGAGGGGCTCTCGGAGACAGAGGTCAGGCCATTCCAGGCCACACCGGGGGTATATTTGCTAGAGGCGGTGTTATACGGGTACAGAACACCGTGGTCAACGCCAGTTTCGTAAAAGCGCTTGCCGGTATCATCCCAGGTAATAGCTGCCATTTTGATTGTCCTCCTTTAGTAATAAAGGTTTAATACATAGTGGTTTAGGTTGTCTGCCGGGTAAAAACGGTCAAACAAACAAAGCGGCCACTGTGCGATAAGTTCCGGAATCTTCGTATCCGGGTTCTTATCGATCACAGTGACCTGATAGCGTTTTGTCCATCGGTACGGGGCATTGTCCGCAAATTTGGTATCGGCTGTACTACACTCGTAAAGAATACAGGGGTACTTCAACTGGGTATTCACCGTAGGCTGAAAATACACCCTGCAATCCTTTCCGGTTTCCGGGCAGCCCAAAACCTCACACAAATCATGGTGGAGCTCAAGTCTCGTCCCCATTGTAAAGACCTCCTAATGTCAAGATCAGTCGTGGATACTGTACCTCGACCTCGTTGATCTTCCACTTTGCCCCATTAAATTCGGCATAACGCATCGCAAAGTAATTCTCACGGGCATACGGGTCAGATATAATGCTCAGCTGACTGCTGATGATGAGATCGTCGTTCAGGTGCTCTGTACCCTGGAGTCTCCGTGTATTCCGGATAAAATCGCCATAATAAGGCCGAACTGTAATCTCCTCGGTATGTACACCGGGCGCGGTCTCAGTCAGCTTACAGTATCCAATGTTTCCGTAAAACTTAGCCATGAGAATCTCCTTTTAGGTTAGTAAAGGCTAACCTGCGATCAACCGCCAATCGTGGTGGTCTCCTTGGTCTCGAAGACGATAGCGGACTTCGGAACAGTCAGCGCGCCGGAGCAGCGGGTCTCGATCAGATACTTCATCTGGTTGTAGTCGATGTCAAAGTCATCGAACATGGAGACAGCGCCGCCCTTATCAGCGCCGACAGTGTAGTCGACCAGGTTGACCATGATAGCCTTCAGGGTAAAGGTATCCTTCTTGTTGCTTGCGGTGTTCTCACGGGTCAGATTGCCGTCAAACTGGGGAACAGTAACGATCTTGGAAACGCGCATAGCAGTAGCCAGCTCATCCACACTCTTGTAAATGCGGATGCCGTTCTTGTCTTTCAGCAGCAGCATCTCGGCCAGAACATCCTCACTGGTGAACAGGGTCGGATTGCCGGAACCCTTGTACTCCTTGCGGGCACGGATGGTATCATCGATCAGGTTGCTGGCAGTTTCACCGTCAGTAGCACCCTTGGTAATCTCACGCTTCACGCTGTACATTGCATCATCAGTCCAGATCGGGCGAATATGGGTTTCCTGGATCTTGTCATCGGAATCAGACTGACGGCCGTCACCAATCAGGAAGGAACGAGCCAATTCCTCGTCCAGCTTGCCGCGCATCTCACCCTTGACCCAAGCAACAACATCGAAATCCGTAATATCGATCACATCATCGCGGTCGAACTTCTGCTTCTTGTAAACGGTCTGGGGATCAGTGGTACGCTTCAGCAGGGTAAAGACCTCTTCGATCTTCTTCTTGCCCTTGGTGTAGCCTCGTGCACGAGCCTCATCAGCGGTGATATCAGCAAAGCTGGTCTTAATGCGGCTGAAAGGAACATGCTTGACGCCGTTCATCACAACACTGACCCAGCTCTGATCACGATCGATAAACTTCGGGGGAGTATTCAGCTCCTTGTAGTTCGGGAACAGCTGATCGATCTGCTTGATGCCGTAATCACCCTCGGAATGCTCCAGATAATCCTCGGTAGCCTCCTTCAAAGTCAGGCGGCCCTTCTTGGCGTCATTGATGATGGTGGTCATAGCGTCATGGGACAGAACATCCTCAGTACGCTCGGTCTCTTTGTCGAAAATATTATGCTTCACTTCAGTTTCCTCCTCAGTGTCTTCGGTTTTCTTGCCTTTATTCAGAGCCATGCCAACCATGTAATCCACAACCTGCTTCTGTTTGTCAGACATGGAATCGTACACGTCTTTCACGGTCTCCTCATTTTCGGTTTTCTTAGTTTCTTCGGCCATCTCAGGCTCCTCCTTTTTGTCGTCGGAATGTTCAAGGGTATCATCGAACTCACCGGAATCGTATTCCATATCACCGGCATTGTTATAGATAACGCCCTCATCAACACTGGCCTCGCCATGGGCAAGCACTTCATCGATATGGGCCTCGGGGTTAGCACCGGCCAGCACCAGGCTCAATTCTCGGATAATGCCATGAGCCACATTGCCGCGGCTCTTATCGCCGGCATACTGCAGCCCATTTGCCCAAATGGAAAAGGACGTAATGTCACGGTTCTTCACAAGAGCCTTCGCATTACGTCCCTGGTCAGTATCGTTAAAAGTTACATAGGCCCTCATGCCTTCGGGTTCAGCCTTCAAAAGGGCATGCCCCAAAACATTCTTGGCATCGTTATGCTGGTGGTTCCATACAAGTGGCACTTCCTGGCCGTCCTGCTCTCGGAATGCACCTGGCATAATCGTTCTACCGTCGCCGCAAAGCACACCAAACTTGGTGGCCCAGCCACGGCAATCGTAATTACGCTTTGCCATTTTGATTCTCCTCCTTTGGAGCGATCGGTTTGCTGTTTGCAAGCTCTTCCTTACTCTGACTGATGTTGGGGTTCGTCAGTTCATCCGACTTCGGGTCCTCATTTGGGCGATAGCCAACGATCTGGCGCAGTTCATTCGAACTCAGGATCTCATTCCGGCGGAACTTATCAGCCACGTCAGCCAACTGTGCAACCGGCACCAGCTTAAACGGATCGTTAAAGAACACGATCGACTGATGCTGGCTCCTGGCTGTCTTAGTCAGGAACTTTCGCCGCATCTCCAACACGATAGCGGATACGATCGGTTCAATCGTCCGGTTATAGTAGTTCAGCATCGTCTTATCGTCAGCCGTTCCATCCATAACCGCCTGGGTAATACCCAACTGGCTCCAAAGCAGATTCTGCAAATACTCGATCTGCTTCATCAGGTTGTTATCAAGGCTTCGGTTCAGCTGAGTAATGCGCTCGGTGCCATCCGTGTAAGCAATGCCGTATTTGGACCCTGCCAGCTGATCTTCCACAAGCTTTCGCCGTTCTTCAGCCTGTTTCCTCCGGGCCTCTGTCTTGATGACATAAGGCAGCTGGATAATTAGATCAAGTTTACCGGAGCTGGTCTGCTCGTCCACAACATCCAAAAGGGCCAACTTACGGATCAGGCGCTGCATCGTCGAGTTAGGCTCATTCATTACCGCAAACAGCGGGTTCTCCACAATGCCAACAATGCTTTTGGGCAGAGTAACTTCTTCCTGCCGCCCGGTCTGGTCATTGTAAAGCCGAATCCGTACCCGATCGGGATACCATTCGATCACCTTGCCAACCCGCAAGCTCTGGATGTCATATCCATTGGTCATAAGCGGGCTGGAGGTAGTATCCACTGGAACAATCGCGATGCAGCCCTCGTCCATCAGGCTCATAACCATGTCCTGGATAAACGCACGGCCTGTCTGGTCAATGTTCGCTTCCACATTCAGGCAGTTGTTTAGTCCGCTGTCGATTTCTTTCAGGAAACGGTCATCCTCATCCATCCGGGCATGAACCATTTTGATTGCAGCGCAGTCGATACCGATTCGGTTGATAACCGAGGTCACGATCGTTCGCTCATTGCCTCTCGTAAACCGTACACGGTCAGGCCGGTAGCCATAACTAACCTCACCGCCGCGATAAACCGGAGGGTCTCGAATCAAGAACGCATTCCAGGCGCGTTTCACCCTGGAGCCAAAAGAGTAATTTTCTTCCATGGTTTAACCTCAATCAAACTGTTCGCGGTTGATCTTGTATGCTATATAAGCATCCATCATGGCTGCCACAGCATCGATCTTTTCCTCGTAACGTTTCTTAAATAGTTTTCGGTTGCCGTTGGTGTCTTCCAAAGTAATGCAGTTGCCCATGGCAAAAGTCATAAGCTCCTCGTCAAACAGCAGCATCCTCTCCCCTGCAAGCTTCTTCAGCTCACCCAATGGGACGGATTCAGTTCTTGCACCTTGGATAACTTTTTCAATACCAAACGGTCCATTCTCGTTTTCCCATCGGGCCACAAACTCTTTCGCGTTATATGGGTCAAAGCCAAAAGCCCGAACATCGTATTCGTACTGGGTAACGTGAGCATCCAAGTCATCATAGACCTGCATCATATCCAAAACAGTGCCGTCCATAACCACAAGACTGCCTTCGGCCATAAACCGGTCATACAGCTGCCGCATAGCCGCCGGGAGCTTCATCAATGTCAACGAGGTTATGTAGTTCCTCGTCTTAACACCAAAACATCCGTTGGAAAGCGGGAACAGGAACGTAAAAGCACAAAAGTCATCGCCCTGGCTAAGGTCTGCACCCAAAGCACATGGCATCTTCCAGTATTCCCTGTGCCGATGCGGCAGCGTTTCCTCGTAGGTAAAGTAGTAAGTATAACCCTCCATGGGTAAACCGAATCTCTTTGCCAAGGTATCATTGCGTACCGCCGGATTCTGTTCAGCGCGTTCTACTTCCAGCTGATAAGTCTCGTAGGTAACGGTCTTACCGAGGTTCGGATTTGCTTTCAGCCAGGTGTTGGGGTCAGCTACCTCGTCTACCGAGTCCAGCTTATACCACCAAATCGAAACATGCGGATTGACATAATCACCTTTCAGGATCTTCATAAGCTCCATTTTGATTGTGTCTCCGCTTCCGTTTCGTACAGTACCCTCAGAGCTCGTAGCAATGATAAGATAGTCGTTGTTATAGGCTCCACCCTGCTCCTTACTGGCCGACTGCTCGATAGCACCGATGGGATCTTCCCGGATGTCACCGGAAAGCCACTCGTCCACCGTAGCACACTTTACACGTAGGCCCTGTAGCTTATCGATCACCATGGGCCGGATCTCCAAAAGAGACCCAGTCAGGAAATCTTCAATACCCTTCTTGGTCGGGGTCAGCTTCACTCGGTTCATCCTGGAACCAGTTGTGTTCTGTAAAGATCCTTCGGTCAAAAACTTGAACAAAGGCCCTCTGGATCTGGTGATAGCTGTCCGGATCGGCGAAAGTGTTTCATCCGCCTGGCGCATGGTCGGGGCCGTAGCAATCTGCAAAGTGGTTGAAGTATCTACAGTCAGGAAGTAAGCCTGCATACAAGAAGCATATAAAGATTTAGCAGCACCTCGTCCAACGATAAGGTACTGCTTGGTGATCAGTCGCTTCTTAATTCTCTTGTTTACAAAATGGCCGCCATGGCCGTCCTCATTTGGCTCGTACACACTTCGCTCAATAAAGTAGTACCAGCCAAACACCTGCTCACCCCATAACTTAAAGGTATCCAGCAGATGCAAATCGGAACCGTCAGTCAAGACTAACTCGTTCTCGCAAAAAGAGATCCAGCCTTCAACTTTTTTATCATCGTAATATATGCCAGGATTAGCAATCAGATCATCGATCCGGTGCATCTCCAGCTCTATTTCCCGGCTGATAGGTATTTCGCCCCGGATTACGGCCTCCCGAAACTGGCCGTAGTATCTCGGTACGGCAGTATTAGAGAGTGCCATAATGTCTCCTTATTTCTTCTTACTCTGCTCATCCATCAGCTTCATCAGCTTGTCGATGTTAGTGTACAGTTTTGTACCGCTATCTAGAACCTTGTTAGCCGTGTCAGTTGCAGCAAGGGCTTTGTCAATAAATTCTTTTCCCTTGTTCTTCTCTTTCGGGATAAGGTCTTTGATTTTCTTCTCAACAGCCAAACGGCTGTAAATCTCTGTCAGTTCCTTATCGTCAAAGAGCCCAGCATTGTCGTACACTTTTTTTGCATTTCTGGATTTCCGGATTCGCTCTTTCTTTTGCTCAATGCTTTCATTGGCCGAAGTATCATCTTCCCCATCACCATACCTCTTCCGGCCAGCCGGGGTCAAAGTGCCATCTTTGTTCTGGTATCGTCTGACTCCCCACTTCATGCCGAGAATGCCATGATGATACAATTCATCATAGTCTCTATAGCACCACATTTTGATTCCTCCTCGTCAGCTGCAATCACAGGTCTCTGCTGCCACATTCAACCGCCACTCAAACTCAGAGACCAGCTTTTCCATCGAGGCAATAGCTGCGCTGCTGGTAGGCGGATCAAAGAGCAGCCGTACTTTCATGTACATGTAGGTCTTCACATCGTTCAGCCTCGGGTCCTCCGGGATAAACATATCCCAAGTATCTGAAGCATCATTGATAGAGAAACCAGTCTTTGGCCCTACCCCCAGCTGGGTAAGGATCGAAAAGACGGAATTGATGTCTACAATGATGTCGGTATCAAACACGTCATAATCCTCGGCGATTCCCAGCTTCTTCTTGATGGTGTTTAGGATACTTTCCATACTCAACCTCGTTTCCAGGGGCATGTATCATTCGGTGCCCTCGTAACGGGGCCTCTCGGTAAAAGATCCGCGTCCCCATAATGTATAGCATTGTGTGTCCGTGTAATCGTGGTGATCAGATACTCAGGATTCAAAAGCAGATCGCTTCGCTTCAGGATATCCTCTTTGGAGATAGGGTTCATGTGGTGGATCAGAATTTTTGGCCGAATATACTTACCATTCTTCCAAAATCCATTGATCTCATGCCCTTCCATTCCAAGATCACATCCGCCATCCCGTACAATCACGCGGTCTCGCAGTTGTTTCCACTCTTCGCTCTGGTAAAATATCTGGTTCAAGTAACGGTCAAACCCAAATGTGTCCGCTCCGACTTCACCATCGAGCCTAAGGTACTCATAGCGTTCCTCAAAGGTAGAATATCCGCATAGCTCTGTGTATGTCCTAAGCATCTTCTTCTCCCTGGCCGCTATACCGTCTCATAGACTTAATAGCTTCCTCGTACATCTCACCCATCTGGGCTGCAGCAGCAAGATTATTCTTCTTGGCTTCCATCAACTCGATCTGTTTCTCAAGTGCTTCCTTCTCGAGCCGTGCTTTCTGGGAGCCAAGTTTTAAAAAGTGGGTAAGCTCCTGGCTGGAAGCTGTTCCTTCAAGGATTCGCTTCTCCGCAAGATCCATAGCCAGCTCAATCAGCTGGTTTTCCCGTGCTTCCGGCGTCAGAGCCGGTCTAATCGTCCTTTTCGAGCCAGATTCATTGGTAGTCTTTGCTCTTCTCAACTGTTTCCGACTCCTTTCTTGTCAGATTCTCCGGCTTTTTGTAGTGGTATGTAGGGGTGTAGATAACCCCAGAAAGGAGAAATAAAGGAGGTTT